AGCCTTTTTGCTGTGTGTCGTACAGGCTTCTGTCTCCAAGATTGCCTACCGTGTTGACTTGGAACGCTTCTCCTTTGTCCCCTTTAAGCCCTTGTGGGATAACGAATGTAAATCTACCTGTATTTGCATTGTAAATAGCCGCTGCTTGCCCCCCTGCTGCACCCGTGGTAGCTTCTGCGGTAATGCTATGGATTTCATCACGAATGTCGCTAGCCTCTTGGGCTTTTTGAGTTGCGATAGCTGCGTTATCATCAGCTTGGAGAATTTCAGGCAAGTTACTATGCACTTCCAAAAATTCCGTTAGGTTTGTGTGCAGCTCTACCATCTCCGTAAGTGCGTTTTGAAGCTCCATAACTTCATCGATGCGAGAAGAAAGCGTGATGATTTTGTCAATGTCATTGCCAAGGTTGATGATGTCGTTGACACGGTTTGCCAAAGTCTGTAAGGCCGATGTGGTTTGTGCCCAATAATAAACAGGCTCGGCATTCACAAACGCCCCTGCGACTGCATGGAGACGAATGCGCTCGATGTTTGAGCTATTGCCGATGGTATCAGTAATCTGTAGGATTGTGCCCGTCTTGCCGCCCACTTCCTCTACAATCCGTGTGTTTACCATCTTTGTTGTAAATGCAGTATTGGCAAGGAGTTGGTCTACGATAGCCCCATGAGTAGAGACGTTAATAACTTGGTCATCATCGTTCACAAAATCCACAATAATTTCATCCCCGTCCACAAACTTCGCGGTGGCCTTGTTGTAGTACACCGTGTTGGTGGTGTCGAGCCAAATCGCCATTGCTTCATCGCTCGTAACAGTATCAGAAATGCCTACTTTGTTGAGCGAAATGTCAATGTCGGTCTTGCGGTTTCCTAAGTACGTGCCTTTGTTAATATCCTCGGTCGTAGTTTCCATAAGGTCAACACTCCCTACAATCTGCTTCACATCATCGATGTTTTCAAGCAGTTTAGAAAGCAGTTGTTGGTTTTCCTCTGTTTGGGTAAACGCCGAAATGAGCGTAGTCGCTTCATCTAGCGCATTTAGCGTGTCTTGTATCTGCTCGACCTTTTCAGCAGCTATTTTCAGTGAGTACAAATCAGTCATTTGTCAAATCCTTCTTCCATTTTTCAGCCCTCTCTTTGATTGTTTTCAAAAACTCTGTTACGTTAAGCTGTACAAGCGTTTGTGCCTGTTTTGCGACAATGTTAATTTCTTCTTGTGTCATATTTTCCCCTCATAAAGTCCTCGGCCTTCGTTAGAGCGGTAGATAGCAATCGCTTCGTCTGCTATGATTTTAAAATCTGGTGTTGCGCTTATAAGGAACATGACATAGTTAATAACGGCGTAGGTAAGTTCCTCGTCTATCATTAAGTGACGACCATCTTTTGAAAAGTCTGGATATTCTGGCATTTTGATAAACTTGCCATTTTCAACCATCCTTAATGGTTTGCCACCAAAGTCTCCCATTGAGTCAGATAAAAGCTCGCTCGGCTCACATCGTTGTGCTACATAAATAAGTGCTTCAAATAACAAGTCCTGCAAGACTTCATCATCAGGGAGTTTATGCCCTGTACGGTTGCGGTATGCTATGGCTTCTTTTACGCGTGTTAGTTTCATTGGCTACTCCTAGACAAACCCTCCGAAGAGGGCTTGATAGATTTAGGCCAATCCGACACCGATCGCGAAAGCGTCGGCATTGCGTACTTCAATCGTGCTAGACGTGTAGTAACGCTTGCTTTCTGCTGTTTTGTCAGTGTTGACGTTTTCTAATCGAGTTGGAACGAGTAAGCCATGTTTCATGAAGCTAAAATCACCTGCGATGATTGTGTCTCCAAGTCCATAGCTTGCACCAAGGAAACGGGATAGGTGAATATTCACCACACCAAAATCTGTTTCGATTGAGCGGATTGTTTCAGTGGCTTTTGTTTCATTGCCAAGCTGACGATTCACAAAACCATTGATGCGTGCTTTGAGGGCTGTGCCTACAAACACGTCTTTAGGGTCTGCACCACCGTCATAGATGATTTGTAAAACTTCGTTGAATTTCTCCCAAGTCATTTCTGCTGCAGTTCCAGCCCAGTTGCCTGTAGTGTCAAATGCTTTGACGTTTCCTCTGCGACCAGCCGCAAACGCACTGGCTTCTTTGGCTGCAAAGTAAAACAAGCCTGCTGCTTCACCTGCCAACACTTCTGTGCGCACTACTGGAGCTTTAAACACAGATACTTTTGCATCTGCGTCACGTCCGATACCAAGAATCATCTTCTCGAATCGCTTTTTGTGCTCTTTGGCTTTTTTGGCGATTTCATAAGGGAGCTCTTTCCCACCATAAGTAGCGATTGCTTTCATGTCTGTGGACACCATAACTTCATCAATTGCGATTTCTACGGCATTTGACCGCTTCATCTTGGTTGATTTTTGGTCACCTGTAAATGCAGAAACTTCTAGCTTAGGGGTGCGTGTGGGGTCGCCGATTGGGTCGATAATCCAACTGTGGTCAATGCTTTTGACAACGGATGTGCCAATTTTTGAAAGAATTGGGGTTTCAGCACTTCCTACTTGGATGATGCTGTCGTAGACCGATGGGATTAAGCCTACGCGTGAGGTTGCTGGGCTTTGATAGCCCGTACTTGTGATTGCCATTGTTCTTCTCCTTGAATGGGTTTATTCAAGGATTTTCGTATAAAAAGCACTGACAAATATAGGCAAAAATGTCAGTAAATGGGGGTTTACATGTAAAGAGGGCTTTTTACAGCCCTAGTGATTTGAGGAAGTCAATTACTTGTTTATCTTTATCTGTGGTAGGTTTAGGTTTTGAGAGTGTTTTCATCATTTCTTCAATGGAGAATATTTTATCTCCAGTGTATGGATCGCGCAGGTTGCCTTGCTTGTCTTGTTTGGGGAGTGTTTGCCCATTCATAGTTGGATATTCAATGGGCGCATCCTCTGATGAGGACAGTTGTAGTTTTTCGTTTATGTAGTCTATTGCGGTTTTAGGCTTTTTACTATCGCTAGGTTTTACTGATTCATTACCTTTGTCATATTGTATGGAGTTCTCCTCTGGTCGTCGCTCTCCTCCTCGTCCTCCACTCCGTATATCAGGTCTATCACCCAATCCAGAAACGCCAGCTCCTCGTCTGTGTATCTCGGATTCCCCAAGTCGAGTCTTTCCTCCAGCTTCAGGAAGTACTCCACTTGCTCTGTGGTCAACCGCTGTTCTTGTTCCAAATCTCTTAGTTTCTCTTCCTTGAATTTTGTTAACATTTTTTGCTCCTAGTATTGTTAGTGTTTCTGGTCGCTTGTTTCTTAGGTATATTCCATCTTCTATATCTAGTGTAGATTGTGAAGAGTGTAGGAAAACCTTTGTATCTCCCTCGTAATGCGCCAAGCCTCTTACCAGCTCTGGGTTTGCATTATTGGTTGCAATTACTATACCATTATTTTCTAGAATAGCATCATAAACTTTTTGCTTTTGCCATAAAAGGTATTGAGGGTTTTTACCGAATTGGTCATCCATATCAATACCATTTTTATCTGCGAAGTTTTTCACTTCATCAAACTCTTCTTGTGTTATTTTCTTGTTATCTAACAGTGCTTTGAGTGTCGTGTCAAATCTAGCATAAACATCATCACTCATCTCATTTATAAGTGATGCATAGTTGCTATCATCTATCAGTGCAACCTTTTTACCTTGCTCTGCAAACTCTTTTGCCATTTTTAGAGTTTGGTTGTCAAGGTTATCTAGAATATGGAAGTTTTCCTGTGACATCATTTCTGCCATTTCTTCTATTCTGCGTAAGGCTTTTTCGATTTGTGGTTTTTGCTCAAATAGCAAAAGTAAATCATATATAAAGTCGTTGTTAAACTCTTCTATTCTATCACCAAAATCAAGCCCTACTATTTTGCGATATTTATCTTCTTGAAATTGACTTACATATTTTTCAAAATTTTCCTTAGCCATTCTTTTTTGGACATCTTTACCATCTTTGTCTTTAGCCCAATAAAACAGTTTATCATCATCGAGAATTCTCTGCATTACTTTTTTTATTTTTTTGGCTGCTTCAGTACCCCCGTTTGATAACATACTATATATCTTATATTTCTCAGGCTCAAAAAAACTAGACACACCAACGTAATATGGCTTACCATCTTTTATAGCTTGTTTGCTTGCTCTTAGGTTGAATGTAAAAGACAAACTTGCGCCATATGGTTCCAAAAATACATCTGCGTGTTTTTCTAACTCTGGTATTGCACTATCTATCTCATCTGATATTCCTTTTGCGACAGCATATTTATCTCCCATGGTCTTGAACAGACCTAGTTCTTTGTCTGCTTTCCATCTGCCTACATGTATCTCTTCAAATTCTATACCATCTACATATATCTTTTTTGTGCCATTTATGTTTTCGACACTTATTGCTCTTCCTCTGTATACAAGAGGTGCTTTAGAATCTTTATTTAATACAGGTTTTAAACCAAACTTGTCTAGGTCATCTTTTAGATGTGTTTCGTACATATAGGTGGAGCTATGGTCAACTGCACCTTGCTCTCCATCCTTAAATGCTGTTTTCCAGCCATCTGCCTTTTCAGGTCTATACCCAAGTTTTTCTTCTATATATTTTTGTCCATTACTACCTTGCATCTGGTCTATTTTGTTTTTTTGTTTTTTCTTTAAATATTCTTTTTTGGAATCTTCGTCCATTTCTCTAAATGCTCTGACTTGCTCTTCGGGTGTTGCTGTACCACCAAAATCAACTGGCTCTTTAGGCTCTTGCTTGATTTCCTCTTTAGTCTTAGCTATTGGTTTAGTTTTTGGCTTATCTTCTACTTTTTTTTTACCAATATTATTTATATCTTGGATGATTTCATCTGCGGTTTTGATTTTGAAGCCATCTTCTTTTGCTTGTTTTAATCCCTCTGCGACCTCCATGATTGCATCTTCATCCCCATCCAATGCACTCTGCGCTGTCTTTTCGTCAAAATAACCATAAGTTGATTGCTCTTCTCCATCAAACCTGCCACGATATGCATCTGCTACATCGTCTTCGCTTTCCATATTACGCTGAATATCTGCATTACTAAGCCCCTTTTCTCGCTCCTGTACGCCAGCCAAGTCTTTTATAATGTCTTTATTTGCCTGTACAAGTTTGACGTTCTCTTGGGAGTATTCATCAAGTGCTGCTTTAGTCTCCATTTTTTGACGCAGCTTCTCTGGTGCTATCTTTTGACGTGCTTTGATGTATTTCTCTATCTCTGGAGGTGTAGCTGTGCCATCTTGGATTTTAACCGTGAGCTGTGAAAAGTTTCTATACTGGTCATCAGGTGTGAGTGAAGCTACTGCCCTTACCTCTTCTGCACTAGGTGTTTGGAAGTTCTCTACCTCTTTGGCTAGTGCTTCTTTCTCTGCTGCTTGCTTGGCCAGGCGTTCTTGCTTGACAATTTCTTCGGCTTGCTCTTTGGCTACCTGTGCCTGTGCTTCTGCTTCTTTTTCAAGCCTAGTAAGTTCCTTTTGCTCATCTATAATAGGTCGCAGTTGTTTCCATAGGGACGGTGGCAAATCTGGAAAATTCTCTAATTCAAAAACAATATCTTTAGGTGTTCGTGCTTTTCTTAGCCCTTTCATAACGTGTCGAGCTAACGCATATTTATTCCCTCCGATTGTCGGCATCATGAGTTTCAATATACGCATAAAAATACTTATACGCATTGCGTGTAGCCTACCCTCTATTGTGGTTGCTATACCTTGTGATGCACCAATTATTTTTGAGCCTTTAACATCTGATAAAATTTGAGCATCCATCTTAAAAACACGGCTTAGTTCCCGCAGTGCTTCTATCTTTTTCTTAGCTGTTGTGCTTTTAATGTTTGCAATATTTATTTCATTAAGTGCTTCATTCATCGCTTTAAAGTTAATTGCCATCTGTCCTGTTGCATCATCTGCTGATGCAACGGAACGCTTAACAATACCTGCGATAATTTGCATCTCCGTTCCAGCTCTTTGTTCTGGGGTCATTACGCCTGTAATACCATTTAGTGCATCTTCATCTGCTCTTGCAGCTTTAAATAATAGCTCTGAGCGTTCTTCTGGGCTTTTAATTATTTTAACATAATCTCGATATACTTCATTTTCTTTTAATCTAAAAATACTAGAATAATTCTCTCTCTGTTGCTTAAATGCTTGTTTAAACACATCATCATCTGCAAGTGATTCTGTTGCCCTATTGATTAAACTGTCAACAATATCGGCAGTGTTTCTGATTACCTCTCTCGTTTCATAGTTTTCTGCTCTTTGTGCATTAATTGATTTTCTGAGTTTATATAAATGTTCTATGTCAAATGATTCTTTCTTTCTAGCATTTTCAAGGATGCTATTAATGGCTGCCTTAGTTTCGCTTTCGTGTATCTCCCCTTTTGCTCGTAATAATATCTCCTCTACCTCTGCTACCGAAGCTCTATAGTCAGGAAACATTTCAGCGAGGTCTTTTACCATTGCGCCATATTCTGCCTTTACATTTTTCGTATAGTCAGTCAGTGCCTTTTTAACCTCGCTCGTTGGCAATGCGCCCTCTTCGGCTAATTTAATAATTTGTTCTGTGCGAGCATGTATTGTTTTAGCTACACTTGCGGAAGCTTTTGCATCTGCGATAACATTGCCACCAACAACATTCCAAGTCTTTTCATCACTCAGTGCCACTGAGGATAATTTGCTCTACCTGTTTCAACTCCAAGGTCTAATATAGAGTTATCTTGGATTTGTTCGTGTTGTGTCCTTTGGGCATGAATTTTATCAGCATCTAGCCCCATTGATTTAACTTCTGATTGTGCGCCTGTGAGGTTTTCTCCTGCGATGTAGTTTTTTATGTTTGCGGATAGATTTTTAGTTCCCTGAATTGTTCCCTTACCGCTACCCCAAATAGTTTTTAACACTGCATCGCCAGCCATTGCCATTAGTGGGTCTGCAACCCCCTCTTCGGCAGCCTTTGTGATGCCAAACTCTAATAACTTTTTATCAAAGTCTCTTCCTGTTGTGTATGCGTTGCTTGCAGTATCAACTAGACTTCCTGCAAAAGCTCCGCCAGCTCCATATGCAAGACCTGTTGCAAGCTGTGCATAAGGGTGTTTAATTGGGCTTGTTGCTGCGCCTTTTGCAAATGCCATCGCTGGAGCAGCCATTGAGCCTATAATTGTGTTTTTATTGGCTTTTACTCCTCCTTGTATATTATCCCACATATTATCAAGTGGTATATTATTTCCGTCTTTTGTTATGAGATAGGGATTACCCTCTTCATCTTCGCCATATTTGCCAAGCCCTTGCTTTTGAAATTGCATATCATATAGTCGCTTTTGCTCAAGCCTGATTTCTTTTGCTTGCTCGATTTGTTTAGGGGTTAGATTCCCACTACTAAAAATACTTTGCAACATTGACGAATATTTACTGCTTTCCTCTAAGGTGTCGACCATTTGTATTGCATCAATCGCTGATTGCCCGATATTGTGCGTTTTCTGTTTGTCGCTTTCATGGTCTGCAACAAACGGAGCAGCCACCTCTTTTGCTAAGTTCTTTCCACTATATCCAGTCGGTACGCCTATTTTCCCAAGTAATGAGGCGATTCCTCCATTGTCTCTCTTCTGCATGTTTGCATCTAGTTTATAATCCCCATAGTCTGTTGCGCTATCCCAATCTGGAGCAGGAGGGGCATACCCACCATATTCATCACGCACCACTGGCGATGTAGGAGCTGCTTTCACGCTATCTGGGAGATTAATTTTCTTTGCACCCTCTGGTATTGCTATTCTCTCCCCTGTTGGAAGCTTCATGAATTTTGCACCCTCTGGTATTGCTATTTGCATAATAATCCTTTAATACTCAAACGTAATGCCAGCAGGAGCAACATCACTAAAGAGAGGTTTAACTGTTGGGCTGCCATTCTTAGTCTTGCTATTTGTATTCCCTTGTACTCCAAAAGGAGTTGAGCCATCCCATTGTTTAGCTTGTTCTTGATACTGTTTATATTCATTTATTTTATTGCGAAGTTCTGTTGAGTCTCCACCTGCTGTCTCTATTTGGCTAATTGTTCGTTCAAGTCCATTAACCCCTTGCTCAAGTACTTCAACTATTTTTGCAGCTGCCCCTGACTCATTTTGCCATGCACCACCAATAATATTTCTAGCTATTTGCTGGTCTGCGTTTGATGGTTTTCCACCATTAAGGGCTGTGGCTAAGTTCATGATCATCGCCTCCCTTGCTGATTCTAGTTGCGCTGATTCTTTTGAATGGAAGATTGGTATCATTTCCTGAATAGCTTGTCCTGTTCCTTGAAAAACACCTCTTTTTGATGGGTTATATTGAAAAAGCATCTGATTAATGAGATTATCCATTGCGGTCGTTTGTTCTGTGGCTTTATTTCTTGCTTTTGTTACGCTCTCTGTTTTTAGCTTGATGTTGCTTGTACCACCATCTGCCATCCAATCACCAAATGGGAGGTTAGTTCTCCCACTTTTTAACAATTCTACATGTGTTGCTCTCTCTTTTGCTAATGGGTCTTTTGCTTCTGTTGGTGGCTTAATCGTCTTTGACTGCCCTATCATGGCAATTGTGTTAGGGTCATAGACTGGCTTGTTTTCGATATTTGGTACACTTTGCCCCTGTGGTTGTAGGAAGTTCTTATTACCAAGTAGGTTATCAATGATGGGGTTTCCCGTGCTTGCTAATGGGTGTGGTGTCTCTGTTTGTGTTGGTGTGCCAAAGACTTGTTGCTGTGGTAGCATGCTTGCTAAGCTTGGGTCTTGTTGGAGTTTGTACTGGCCTTCCATTATCGCCAAAGCTTGTTCTTTTGCTTTTTCTTGCGCAAGTTGCTCGCGTGCTAATTTGTTAGTTTCTTGCTGTGCGCCAAATGTTCGGTCTTGGTGTAGTACATTTTGGTTAAATGTTCGGTCTTGGTGCAGGGTGTTTTGGTCAAATGTGTTTTTTTGGTGTGTTCTGCTCCACTCTTGATGTTCTCGCGCTGCTTTTTGTTGGTCAAGCGTAGCACCAAGGCGTGTATCTTCGTAAGCGTTACGGATGTCGTCTTGTTGTTTTTTGTAATCAATCTCTTCCCTCTTCATGCGCTTAGCATAAAGCCCATCACTCCAATCTTTTGCGTAGTTGCCAATTGCCCCTGCTGATTGGATGATTCCAAGGTTAGGGGCGAAGTCAACTCTTTTGGGGTTGTAGTAAGCCATTACGCTACTCCAAATCCGCTGTTATTGAATCCTTGCACTAAGGCCATCTCTGCTTCTTCTTGGCGTTTCTTCTCGCGCTCTGAGAGCATCTTGTTGTAGTTGTAGGCATCTTTTTGGAGTTTGTACATGTCTTGACCCATGTCATACTGCATGTATGAACCTGCTAATCCGCCAAGTGCGCCTATGGTATCACTGTTTTTGTTTGCCCAACTCATGCCTTTATCTAAAGCACCGCCGAGATAGCTTGCGCCCTTATTGAGTGCGCCCATAAAGTCAAGGGATTGTGGCTTAATTACGGAGTCTAACCCAAGCCCTTTTTCGAGTGTTTTAAATGCTCCCCAAGATGTTCCTGACATTGTTTTTCTCCTTACCCTAAGAGTGGGTTTTTGCCTATTGTATTGCCAAAACTACTGACAAATATAGGCAAAAATGTCATTGAGGGAGTGATTTTTGTAAGATTGCTTCCCCCAAATCTACCATTGACACATCCTCTCCCTTTTTGGTCTTATCCCACACGCTTGTTTCTGTGCCTTTTGTAGCACTTGGAGTTATTGGGTCTGGGCTGCTCTTGGGTTGTGCAATGCGCTTCATAAGCCCTGCTACAACTCTCCAGCGATTAATGTCTCCACTGTTTAGGTCGTCAATCATGCCAACCTCTTGCGCCCACTCTCCCATCTCTTTCATGTCCACGTCGGGAAACTCTTTCTTGAACTCTCGCTCTGTGGCTTCAAAGGCTGCGCGCATTTTGTTTTGTTCTGCTAATTGCTTAGCTGCTGCCATAGCTTCCATATCCATTCCAAGCTTTTGTCGTGCCTGTTCGATTTGCATTGCTTCTTCATCGATTTGCTCCTCTTGCTGTGGCTGCATTTTGGCTTCCATGGCTTTTAGTTTCTCATCAAATAACGCCTGTTGTTGGTCTGTGGCTTGCTTGATGATAGCGGCCACGTCTATCTTGGTTTCAGGTTCTTTGGCTGGAGCTTCTTCCATTGGAGCTTCCTCTTGCGCTGGAGCTTCTCCCATTACCTCTGCCATGAGATTGTTGATTGCATCTTCTTCGGTCATCTTACTTTTCCTCCGTGATTTCTAAAAGTTTTTGAAATAAATCCTCTAGCACCTGCATCTTGTCTAGTGCTTTGAGTTTAACACCGCTTGCATCGCTTTTCGTTTGCTGTTTGCTCTCATGCCATAGCTGGATTTGGTACGTCAGCCATTCCCTGAAGTTCTGGTTCTGCAGCAAGTCCTTGCCCTTCTCCCTGCTCGCTAGCGTCTGGAAGGTGTCGTTCAATAAAATTTCGTCCTGATTCATTCTTTTCTTCTCCTAAGAATTCGTCTACATCTTTAATGCCAAACAGTGGCAAAACCTCTTTGAGAATCTTATCGCTCGACCTCAACATGCGCATTGCTCCATCTATATCTTGCAATGCCATGTGCGCCTGAATCTGACCTTGCGTCATCTGATAGGCTTCCATTAGTCCTTGTTTTTGCACCTCCTTATTTAGTGCGCCAATCCCTGTATTAAGGGACACTTTAAAGCTTGGCAAGTTCGTCCTGTCAATGCCTAAGAAAAAGTGCTCATCCCCATAAAACCACACCAGCTTTGCTAATCTCTCAAAGATGGGCTCAAAAAACGTCTCGTTAAAAGTGCGCACATAGCCTTGAATCCTGACGCTTCCCTCGTTTGCCATAATGGACGCTTGTGTCGCTGTTTCTTTCCTGTTTGGTGCTGTTCCGTTGTTTTGTGGGCTCACCCCTACTACTTCGCTGGATTCTCTTTCAATCAATTCGATGTTTTGGAGTGCGGATTGTGTGTTTGCAGGTGGAACGATGGTAATTTGCCCTGCTTGGCTTGTGAAGATTGGCATGGTTGGGTTCTCTAAATCAACCCTGCTTATGCCACTGGTCTTTGGTATCATCAGTTTAGGGGAAAGGTGCTGTTTCATCGCGTCGATAATTTGATTGCGCGTGGTGTTCATCTCGTTTTGTAGTGGGAGCATGGACGCTACTGGTGCTTCTCCATACGCACACACAAAGGTTTCCTCATTAATGTCTTTGATTTGCGGGAGCATGTAGCCCCAAATGAACGGCTGACCATCTTTGAGTTTTACTTTGTCCCTAAGTACCAAGCTATCATTGTAGACTGTCGCAAGCTCCCAGCCATCCTCTGCGCGGTAATAGACATCATAAAGCTCAAATCTTTCATAAGGTTTTGTCTCTTGGATGGTATCTTTGATTTCTTTAGCTGGGATTTTGTAGATACCTGCTTTTTGCATATCAAGTAAATCACCCTTGGTCTTGCGTATACGGTTTACAATGTAGCGGATGTCGTCGCTTGTTTCTGCATAAGGGTCATAATAAATATCATCAAAGTTTATTTCATCTATCGCACACTGGCCATTACTCCAATACACTTTTACACAAGAGTTTAGTGAGAATGGAGCTTTTAAAAAGATTGGTGAGAATGTCTTGTAGAGATTCAACATCTCTGTGTAGTGGTCGGTAGCTTTTTGCCATTTGGCTATTATTCTTGGGTCTGTATTAATATATTCTCCAAGCTTGGCAAACGTGTCGTTGTTGAAGTACGTCTCGCTCAAACTGTCTGTAATGCGCTTTGATTTGGCGTTTATTTTTGGGAAGTAGAGGCGTGATTTTGCTCTCTCTTCTAGCCATTTGTACTGGTCTGGGTTCATTCTTAACAAGTAGGAATCGTTTAGCTCACCCACTACTTTTTCATAGTATGTGTAACCACCTTTGGCTTCTTGTATCATGTCAGTTAAATCTCTAACTCTGTCCATTTATTACCCTTTTTAGTCGATAAACTTGTCGTTCTGTTATCTTTGCCATGCTGGCAACCTCTCGCACACTCTTGCCTTTGATAATGAGCCTCTTTGCGTATTCTGTCTTGTAAGCCTTTGCTGGTATCCTAACGCCAGACACGATGCTGCACACCATTGATGCCATGACTAGGCGTATATCCTCGTCGTTTGGCAACTCTGCAACTTTGCGGATAAAACTAGGATTGACTTGGGCTTCCAAGTATTCAAACCAAAAACTCAATAGCCACCTCTCCAGTCCTCTTGGTGGCCTGCTTGGTAAATCTGTGAGAAAAACGTCAAGGCTACCGCATCAGCGAGGTCGGGGCTTTTGCCGTAGTTCTTTTTGATGATGTCTTTGGATATGATTTGCGTTTTGCCTGCGCTTGTGTAAAGGTATTCTACGTGTAGGAGTTCTCGCAATAGGTCGTTATTATCGGGGATTTTAAGGAAGCGCATCTTCTGTTTGAGCGTCATATACATTTCTGCGCGTTTATTAATATACTGTGGGTCGTCTGCTTTTGCGCTAGAGTTAGACTCAATGACGGGCAAGCCCCTTGTTGCTAATTGGTCAAGCACTCCACCACCTACGCCAATCGTGTCTATGAAGATAGCATCAGGCTTGCGGTCTGTGGTGTTGTAGAGCGTGTGTACTCTGTCCGCTACCTCCACTGTAGATAAGCCCTGCCATGTGTGCAGCGTTGGAACATAGTATTGTCTTCTCTCTGCAAGGACTGTTCTATCGTCTCCAAAGCGTGCTACGTCTAGCCCCCATATTGTTTCGCCTATGTCGTCCACTGTTGTCTTTTTCATGGCTTCTTGGAGTTCGCCCATGCTAAATACTCTTGTGTCTGCTATCTTTTTGCACTCACCGAGCCAAATGTGACGGTAGAGTTCTCGTTCTGTTTGCTCCATGTGCTGCGCTTGTTTAAGTATCTCAGGGGAACAGTGTGGGTTATCTATGTAATTTAATTGTACCACCAAGCTATCAGGCATTGCACCCAAAATAAACTTTTGGTAAATTGTGTCCTCTTCGAAGCGAGGATTAAAGGTTATCCATATCTCGCTGCCATCTTTTCTAATAGTCGGGTCGAGGATGTTCCAGCTTGCTTCGCTAATCGTTTCGGCTTCTTCTATCCAGCATATATCCACACCCTCTAAAGATTTAATCTTTTCGATGTTGGTGTAAAGCCCTTTGAAAATAAACTCACTCCCATTTGTGTATCTGATGCTGTCGTTCTGTACCACCCAGCCTTGCATCTTCATCATGTCGATTTGGTCTGCAAGCAAGCGGTGGACTGATTCCTTAATGGAGTTTTGTATCTCTCTGGTACATAATATTCGTATGGGTTTTTCTTTTGCCATTAACAAAAGGATGCGTGCTACTCCCCAAGATTTTCCAGATGCTCGGCCTCCGAAGGCTACTTTGTAGCGTGCCTTTTGTAGGGCGAACGGTTTTAGCTTCTTGGAGATGCCGACCTTCATTCCCAGACGACCTTTTGGGTAACGTCTGCTGTAATGTCTTGTTTGATTTCTTGTCGGTCTGTGTAATCGTAATTGTTCTTTAAATTAAAGATTGTTACGGATGGATTTATCTTGCCAGAGAGTGATAATTCACTCAATCTAAACAGCACTTTATCCTTTGCTCGCTTTATTGTGTGGAAAAACTCCTGGTCTTTTGAGTAGTTTAAAAGACTTTTTCTATCCAAGTCTAAAGTGTATGCAAGCCCCTCAACAGTATATGGAAGCTCCATATTATCACATCGCTCAAAGTATTTGTCTATCTTCTTTTGCATCTCGTCTGATGTTTTATATTTCTTTGGGCGACCTCCTGGCATTACTCTTCTCCACCAAGCTCACAATAGGTTGGGAAGGTAACTTCTTCCTCAATTATATAAGCCATCTCTTTCAATAAGTCTATGTCAATATTTTCTTCTTCTGCTCTGCGATTGCATTCACTAATTACATCACGCAAATGAATAAGCAAAAAATCATCTGTCATTTGTGTTACATCTGCGCCCCTAATCATTCCTTTCAAATGAATGGCTTGTTTTTGTAATTCAGTCATTTTTCGCCTTTCTTTTTCTTCGTGTTGGTGTAGGGGGAGTTTCTAAAGGAGTTTCTTTGTATAAGAGTACACAAAGCTGCACAGTTGAGCCTACCACATGCGAGGTTAAGCCACCTTGGATTATCCAACCGACCTGTAAGAGTTCATTGAGCCTAGAATCAAAGTCATTCTTGTTCGATAGTAGTGTTTTATACATAATCTCCCCCTATCTTGTAATTTTGCCCTTATTGGCAGATTAATTACATGGGGCTGAATAAGGTGCGCTTTTTTACAATAAAGTGGAGTTATACTGCACTTTTTAATGTTTGTTTAAGTATAGGTAGGCTATACTTTTTTTATCAAAACAAAGGAGGATGAGATGGACAATAAAAAACTGTATGATATTATCGTATGGGGAGAGGGGTACAATGCAACAGTTGAGGAGTATATTGATGGCTGTTTGAACCAAGAGGAGGCAAAAAAAGAAGCTATCGCAATGCTCGAAGATGGGTTTATATATTTTCCGTCTTTAAACGCATGGGAGCAAGCCTCCCTAGATGAAGTTAAAAATATGGAAAATTTTGTTAATGAGCTAAATAGCC